CGTAATCAGATTCGATACGCCATTTTTTTTTACAGTTGCCAGAAACTCAGTGAAGACAAACAGCAGGTTCACACACTCCAATTCTGACAGTCCGCCCTTGTCAAAGGCCGGGACTTCAAAGATTTCCTGGACCCCTTCGGCCAGATGTCCAATCTTCTTTGCCACCACAGACGGATCTGGAAGTTCCAGCATTTTCAGATCTGCTTCCAGATCGAATTTATCCGTGTTCAGCATCTTGCGAAGCAAAACGAACGGATCCGCAGAAACAAATCGGCTGCCGTCCCAAAACTGGAAGAGCAGCCGGTGACGGTTCAAAGCGCGAGCGAAGAACAAATTTTTGAGTTTTTCCCACATGATTCAGCCAGCCAGTCTTTTGTTGAAAATCAGACAATCACTCGGTTGTAGAGAACCACATCCGAGCTAACCAAACCCTGGTACGCCTTGAACGTCAGGTTTGCTCGAGCGTGCCGCGTTCCAACGTTGTATGAAACCACATCTTCCACAGAGCAGAATGGGTAATTCAGAGGCGTCAGCAGTTCTGCCACAGCAACAGACGCCGCCACGGCCGCCTGGTCCAAGACACCATAAAGCAGACATCGAATCAGATTACCATTTTCGAATCCGAGCGTTCCCGGAGTAATGATCTTTCCAGGAGCTGCGACAATCCCAGCATTTCCCGGCATGCGAGTCTCGAGCAGGCGAAGATACTCTACGTTGAATTCGACCAACGTCAGGCGAATCGTCGCTTCGAGCCCTAAGATCTGTTTATTGATGGCAGGGCCGCTCTCACCGCCGTATCGGTCGGATTTCACTTCAATAGCGAATTCTCGCGTTGTGACTTCCGCACCATCGGCCGTGTAACCAAGATTGACCAATCCGGAGACACCAGAGATCCCGGACACCTTGACCTGTACAGCACCAGGAACGTTGATTTTGACTGAACTGGCCATTAGTGATATCTCCCATTGGGCAAGCCGCGGATTGGAAAGTAGCGGGATCGATCCCGCATCATGTTCAGATTTATGAGTTCAACGAGCGTTGCGCCGTCCACAGAGACGCGGGACGCTGAATCATCAGTGTCCTCAGTTGCAAGGATCAGATTTCCCTGCTGAAGCCGCTCCAGCCACTGACTTCTGATTTTTTCGTGTCGCTCCAGATCTTCCACCGACAAATCAGGCCGGCGAACAATCAGATTGATCATCGCAATTTCTGCAATGATCCGCTTCAAAAACGATTTAGCCGAACCCGTGAGAAGAGACAGAGATTCCGCCGTGTACCGGCCGAACGCCTGCAGATTCCCAATGACTTCGCCCTCAGCATCCTCGATCGCAACCAAGACTTTCGGGTGATTCGGAACGGCCGATTCAGAAACGGGTGAACCTGAGTCCGAGCAAAGATCGGCGATAGTTCGCGCGTCTTTTCTCGCAATCAGATCGTTTCCGTTAATCAGAATTGCCGCCATGAATCAGCCTGTTTCGTTGTTTCTGTCTGCCGCTGCCTGGATATAAAAAAAGCCCGCCCACAAAGGACGGGCCTTCGATCTCAACAGTAGAAGGATCAGTTTCCTTCGAGTGCTGCGACTCTGGATTCCAATTCTGCAATCCGCTCAACCATCGTCTTTTCCCGCGAAGGCTCAACGAAATTCGAAGAGAATCCACCGCCTGGAACATTGGTCTGAACTACTTCAGGTTCAGTTGCAGACTCAACAACAGTTTCAACAACTTCCTCAACCTCTTCGGCCGGAGAGGAAGAGGCACTTGCGTCAACGGAATCTGCTGGCTTATCAGATTCAGCCGCCGTAGTTGCCTCAGTTTCCTCGGTCTCATCCGCTTCCGGAGATTCTTCCTGCACCGCTTCCGCTTCAGTTTCAGTTTCCGCTGCCGGAGAGACAACCGGAACAGTCTCGGGAACAACTGGATCCGCAGGTTTCTCAAGAGCCACGACAGGTTTCACCGCTTGCTTTGCCATTAGTACACCACCAGAAGAAAACCAGACAAAAACTAAGGCCAGCCAGATAGATGGCAGAGCCAGAAAATCAGATTGCGTTGCTGAACAAAACCCCCGTCGATGAGGCCGTCACGATGTAAACAAAATCCTCGGTGACTGCACCCTTGACCAGCCGGTTCCAGCTGTCAGTTTCGGCTTCAACCGACATTTCTTCGTGAGCAAAACAGGTGATCGTCGAGAACGACGGAGCCCCGTATTTCCCTTCAATTCCGCCAGGACGAGCCGTGATGAACGGAGTGTCGCCGCCAAGAATGAACGATGAAGCCAAAGTTGCCCCAGGTTTGCTGGTAACGCGAACCGCGTCTTCAATGACCAATTCCAAGCCAAAGAGGTACTTTGGAAGGTCATAATCGACATTTGGGTTTTCGTTCATCGCTTCACCCTTGAGTGAGGCCAGAGCAAACGGGCTCTTTGCAATGAAGTCAACCACTTCTTGGCATTCTGAAATCTGCGATGCGGCATCAGGACCGATAACCAATTGCAGATCTTTTTTCTTCACAGCACCCAGAGTGCTCTTGAAAATCTGCTTCACTGCAGCATTGATCGACTTTCGGATAGTGCTGCGAGCCACAGTTGAAGCGCCCCACCGAGTGGAGTCGCCAGAAATCGAAGTCACATCAATCTTGTGAGCCGTCGCGTAGGCGTTTATATCAGTCGCCGCAGCCACAGCCTTTGCAGACCGGTGAGTCATCGCCAATTGCTGCTGAATGCGGGAATGACGTTCAACATTGTCCCAGCTGGCCTGCTCAACACCCTTTTGACCAAGTGTAAACGGGAAAGATTTCCGGCGGGTCAGGAACGGGAGGAACTCGTGTTCTGCAGTTCCAGTAACACCAGACGGACGTGGCGCACCGTCCGGCCAATCCATTTCAAGCCCTGCGGCTGAGATCCGGCCAGCAGCCGCAATATCCAGATTCAGGTAATATCCGACACTGGGAGCATCAGGCACAACCTGAGTGTATCGATTGACCGCAAACGAACTTGGCTTGCGTGCGAAATCGACAATCAACGAACGCTTTTGTTCAAACGTTGGGACAAACGTGTTATTGCCACCAGGCAGAACCATAGTCATGGCTGAATTTCCTTTTTATTCCAGATCACACAATCCATTTGATTTCAGGGCTTGTCACATGCCAGCCATATGCATGTGACAAAACGAACCCAAGTTTTCAGATCACAGATCAGGCCAGAATGCCAGAAATTGGAGTAACACGGATTTTTTCACCGGATGCCCCAGACTCATCAGCGAGTGCACCGTAATACTTGCCAGTCGTGCAAGTAATCCCCTTCCCGTCAGCATCCGGCATCAGGAGAGATCCACGGGTAACAGAGGCTCCACACACGAGCCACACTGTTGAATCCTGGCCTTCACCAGACATGCCTGGCTGGTGAACCTGGATCTGGTCGCCAGACTTACCGGCCGCCGTTGCAGCGCCGGGAATTGGAGCGTCCTGAGCCCATGCCTGAGAAATCCCACATGGGAATGAGTTAGCATCAGCCTGCAACACAGTGAAGTCGGCAGCCGTACTGCGCTTTACAAACCGTGCTGGTTCAATTGTCCCACCACAAGCAAAAGTCTTCATTGATCATTCTCCAGATCGGCGAGAAACACTAGAAAAAACCGGCTTCAGTCAGCCGAACAATTTTTTGTCAAATGGTTTCAGGTGAACTCAAATCAGGACGAAAGAGTTCTTTCACGAAGGTAAATCTCTTTGCCCTCGTTGTAACTGCAGTCGTTAGCAATGCAGTATTTTTCAATCTGCTTGACATCAGACTCATTAAGAGAACCAGCAGTTTTGGACGGACCGCCGCCGGGAACATGTGGAACCCAATCAGACAATGAGGCCAGATCCGGCATGTTTGTCAGTGATCGCTGATAACTGTCAGTGATGATCTGACAGTGAGCATCAAACTGCTCAGGGGAATAACTGGCCGTCCGCTCAAGTTCCTTTTCAGGATTTAACAGGTAATCGGCCTTCAGTTTTTCCAGTCGGCTGTACCGATCAAGACGAGTCTTTTCGGCGTTGATCTCAGAAATGCGGGAATTGGCTTCCTGCAACTTTTGGTTCAGTTCTAAAATTGTGTTCCGTGAAAGCACCAACTGTTCCTGCAGAGCTTCAAAAGTCACACGGGAATAGTTGTCTTTGTTTTTCTGGTCATTCATTGGAGGAACTCCAGGAGATTGCGGAGAAGCCGCTGCTGGATTTCCGGCCGAAGAAGGAGTGGCCGTCGGCGCGGATGGATCTCCACCAGTAGCAGGAGCTCCGCCAGCCGGAGGAACCGCAACTGCATTTGGATCCGGAGGAATCTGATTCGGAATCGCTGGATTCGGCTGACCGGACTGACCAGATTGACGCATCAAACCAAAAACGAACTGCATCGGCTGGGTTTCCAGCCATGCTTCCATCAACTCTTCAAGCGTCATCCCTATGAGAGGAGTTCCGCTGCCAGATCCCTGAGCACCCGCAGAATATTGATTAGCCATTGGCTTCCGTCCATCTGATGACGCATTGAACAAAGGAACGAATGCATTCGCGCCGCCAGGGAAGGTGGCCTGATAACACTCGACGAAAACCGGCGATTCGTCCGCGGATCGTCGGGAATAATGAGCCGGAGGTAAATTCAACCGCGGCATCTCTTCGCCCAATGTGGCAATCGGATAGAAAAACCGATCCCGCATCCGAGCATAACGCCAAACTTCAGGGGACCGCCCGACCCGCTTTTTGAGCTCAGGAACAGCGTCCGCCATGTGATATTCTTCGCCGAAGATCGCCCATCGGGGATTCTTCCGGCCAATCATTCCCAGTTTGTAAGGGCCGGCAAAACCGAGAACTTCCGGCATCTGCCGATCACCCTCTTTGCTGCCTGGCTTCTGGCTGGTATGCCCGCGGGTGATCGGAGAGAATTCGTCGTGATCGAGAATTCTTTCGTTCATCCCTTCAACCATTTCGGCCAATTCTTCGCGCCCATACTTTTGGGCCGGGATCTTCTTCCCGTCGATATCCTGCTCAGGAACTTCATGTTCGTGGAACATCGCCACGTCATGAAGCCGCCTGTATTGATCTGCTGAAAATCGAGACTCGACAAGTTCTCTGATTGTGGGGTCTTCGCCTCCTGATTTTTCCCATGCATCGAAACACGCCCGATTCCGCTTTACGGTATCGGGAATCTCATCCGCCATCGATTCATGAAACCGGATGGCAAATTGAGGTTGAGTCTCGTTTTCGATAGGTTCGAGCATTGAGATGTTTGATCCACAAACGAAAAAACCCCGCCGAGGCTTCTTACCTCGACGGGGCTTTTGCTGACCGTCATGTCAAATCTGAATCATGTTTTTCAGAGCACCTGCGGGTTCACGATCCAACCATGTGACCTGCATGTGACATCCAAGTTCACAGATGTTGAATCAACTCCGTCCGAGTGTCAACAACAGCACCGCAAAAAAAGTGATAAGTCACAGAAATTTCTGAATCCTCGTTCGGAAGACCATCATTTGGAAGATCCACTTCCATTTCGCGAATCATTTCGGCCGGAAGGAGAAGTTTCGCGCGATCAGACACCGGATCCCGGTTCAGAACGGCACATGTGAGAACACGGACAGTCCCACGACGAGCTTTCGCGTTCCGGTAACAAACTCGGCATTCAATCTGGCCGGTGAATCGCTTCTTTTCGCTCCTGGCGATAGTCGCAGTCGATCGCTGAGTGAATCGCTGCCAGTCGAATTGGGGAGAAGCCTGATTATGTGGATGGCCAGCGCTCATTAGTTTTCCGGATCTTTCACCCACAGGTCAGCCCGCTGGCCCTCTGCCTGAAATGCTTGTTCTTCGGCCGCTTTCGAATTCCGATAAGCCTTATTGATCGAATTGGTAAGAAAAAACATGACCAACCAGACGGCAAGCATTATTCCGCAGAAGACTGCGGCAGTGATTTTCAGGAACGACTTCACGGCAGAATCCTAAGCCAAAAATGCAGATCAATTCCCACTCGCGCTCCGATTACCAGGAAACCCACCACCCACAATGCTCTGATGGCTCATATACGTATGAACTGAATTGGCAAGGCTTTGCATCGCATTCGAATTGCGAAAGAAACTGACAACCGTGAGTTTGTTTGTTGGACTGATCTGTTTCCAACAGTTCCAGCAAACCGGGATCAGCGTGCAGTTGTCCGGCATCAAAGGCGGACATTCATTCAGGCAAACTGCGCATTTGCAGACGTAGCCAGTGTTATTTTCGCTGTACTGTTGACCGCCAGACATGCCAGTTATCTGCCGCGATTCGGGAACCCTCGTTCAATCCTACCTCTGTCCATGTTGCCGACATTCGGCCGGTGGGCAGTTGGAGCATACCGGCCAATCACCTGATTAAGCAATGGACTTCTGATGATTTCACGCCGCCCATCTTCGTGAAGGGCCGTTCTTTGCCTTCGAACGAACCGCTGAACACCGCCATGAACGACTGCTCTTCTTGGCAAATATCCCTGCGCAGCTCGAGTCAGATTGTATTCGTACTGATGGCCGGCGACTGTCCCGCGGATTCGCAAATGATCCCAGACCCACCGCCCCTTCGATCCAGCAGCTGCCAGTTCTGGAAACCAATCCGGATGAACGGCTTTGTATTCATATGTCGGTCCACCAACATTTCCCGGTCCGCCACGACGATCCTTTTGCTTATACCGAACGATCAACTTCCCCTTCACCGGATTTTCAAAATTGAACTCATAGCCGATCGCGTAAACATTGCTGGACTGAACACGGATCAGATGACCAGTCAAAACCGGATCGTCTGGCGACAAAATGCGGTGATATCCGGGACCGCGGATTTCCCACCGGCCATCCCCAAGTATTCGCACGTTCCGATGAGGGCCAAGCATGTAATCGGGCGAGGGTGGATGTGATGGAGGCAGGCGATTGCCGCCACCTGATCCCGGATTTCCGGCCGGAGAGGAAGGAGCTGGCGCGGGTGGCAGTCTCGGTTGAATCGGTGGAAGATCCGGTACCGCCGCTCCATCGAACCAATCGCCGGTATATCGCCCTCCGGCCTGTTCCGGAGTGACTGGATCAACTGAAAGACTGGGAGCGAATTGACTCAGCAGGTTCACGGCCCCCTGAATCTGCTCCTTCAGTGGCGCGAATGACTGCTGCCCTTCACGTCCCCGCAACCATGACTGAATCAGACTTCCGGCATTACCCATGGATCCTAGGATCTGGGAAACGAAGGAATTCTGCTGATCACGCGCCAACCGCTCAACAGATTCGGCCATTCGAACCAGCTGGCGTTCGACAGGAAGGAGCCCACCAGTGCCCTTCAGCGCCGAGGCCAATTGTCTGGCCTGAGATTGAATCTGCTGAGTAGACTGACCGGTCGGATATTGCAGTTCCCGCTGCATCTGCTGCAGGATTCGGGAAGCCCGTTCAGCAGACTCCTGAGCCCGAGCCGTACGGGAAGAATTCGGGAACAGACGATTGTTGCGAAGACTTCCTGTGCTCATTTTTGTTTCCGTTCTGAGTGATTGCAGGAACCATAGGTAACAGTCCATCCCTGTCTTGGAACCCAATGCAATCGAAATGTGTGTGATTTCGGACCGACGCCAAAGCAGCTAACGATATTCGTCAAAATCATTTTCCGCATGGTTTTCTTCAGCTTCCGAGGATTCTTGATGAGACTCGGAAGAGGCTTGCATCAACAACTCAAACGAATGACCCTTTTTTGTTCTGGCTTCATGAATCCGAATCAGCTGAAACTGAATCGGAGCCCCGCAGCCCGAGCATGTTTGATCCTGACAAAGTGAGTTGTCTCGTCAGCAATGGTCGCAAGAATTCCGAATAATCTGGAATGATCCTGATGGCGCTGGTCCGTTCTGACTCATCCTTCCCCCAATCGATCCCGACAAATAGAGGTTCTTTCATAAATCCATCACCAAAATTCAGAACTTTCAAACCGTCCAACAGGGCCTTCAGTTCTTCCTGTGATTCGCAATCCGCCATCCGGTCAAACAGTTCCTGGCTAACTTGAATCTTTCCGTCCATCCATACAGCACAGTCAGGTCCAATCAAACTGGATGAAACACAAACTGGAATTCCATCGAACCGATTAAGCATTGCTGGCACCAATTTTCTTCCTTCCATTCCCACGTTCATACCTTTCCCCAACACTGGCTTCCCCGTTCCCGGACACAATGTCACGCCAACTTCCAGACGTAGATTTCGCCACGGCCATAGCTGCCTTTGATTGTGTTCTCATACCGTCGATCGTCAATCCCAAATTGGAATCGTCCGAGAACGTGAGATACCGGAGCGCATCCATGCAGTGATCATCAAACTTCAAAGGCTCTGCCCTGGGATTCAACGGATTGTCAGTGTGGCCATCAGCCCCGGATCCGCGGACCCACCGATACTTCTTGATTTCCCTGATCAGATTCACGCACGAATAGTGAATGAACAGCCGCGGACGAAGAATCATCGATTCAGCAAACTCGTTCCATTCCGGAATCGATCGCTTCAGGAGCCACTGAACATGCTCGATTCCTTCAATCACTGAATTGCGAGCCATCGACATGTTCAAACATGGAATATCTTCATCGGGCGGCCCATACTTCGCCAACTGCTGCGCGAGGCGGATATTTCCAGGCGAACTGGGATCCGCGTAAGTCGTTCCGTACCACGGCTGATTCGGCCATGGATGGCGCTTAGTGATGTCTACCAAATGATCCACAGTCGTTTTCGTCTGATCGGTCGAATAGAGCTCATCATAAACGAACCATTGATTGATCCGATTCCTAGCGCCCCACAAGCAAACAAAAGCATTCTGAGGACCGGCCCCCCAGTCAATTGCTCGCCTATGCTGGCAGTTTCCGCTCAGGATCCAGCCATACATTTCATCACCGACCACATGAATGGCCGGATCGAATGTCTTGTAAATCACACCCTCAAACGCGGCAAACAGGCCTTTTAGACGCATCCCGAGGGATTCCGCCGGGATCATTCCGAAATACTGTTCAAACCATTCCTTCGAAACGTGGCCAGCCTCGAGCGCACATTCCGTATTGGCGTGAAAGACCTGCCAATTGTCCGGGAGATACTTCATTCCCATCCGTGATCCAGACGTGTCCGACGGCTTCTTCCCGTTGGTAATCATTTCCTCGATGTCGCCGGAAAGGTCCGGATTCACAGGCGTATATTCCACCAGCATCGAGCCCGGTAGATTGTATTCACGGCACCCGCGAAGCACTTCTGTGAAAACGCCCCAGGGGAACTGCTCGACGAATGCAAACCCGCCGATTGAGCGAGCCATCATCTGATCGGCGCCCTGTCTCCAACTTTTGAATTCCAGACACCAATTCCCATCAGGATTGTACGGAACATTCGGCATCTGAGCCCATTTTGTGGGGTCAGTCTGGCAAGGCTGCTTTACCAGTGGAACACGAAACGGCAGCTGCATCTTCGGTCGATACCACTGCACACGTTCCCAGTCCACATCGTCATCCAGAATGTGGCCGTGACCGTAGAGCTTCTCCTTCCAGCATGTTTCCATCGATTGTTCATAAGAACCACCGATGACCCAAAACGGCGTGTCCGGCCGGGGAGCGGGAGTGCTTAGCACGAAATCCGCCACCTTGGCCATGGCGGTTTCTGTGGTCCCGGCTCCATTCCCGCCGAGGAGCCAAATAACTCCATTGGATTTGCAGTTGATGAAACCAGTTTGCTGGTCGAATCTCTCAGGCTGGTCCGGCCGAGGCTTCCAGCTGAATCTGGCAGGCAGAGGCCGGCCGGAAAGACTGGTGGCGATGTCGACGAGGGTATTCGTATCCCACGAATCAGGATCGGAGCTCAAGAACCAATCGATTTCATCATCACTGAGATCATCGATTGAGCCACGCGAGCCAAGTGGTGCAGAAGCAATCATTTGAAAATCACCATTGGCCGTTCAACTTCACGGCACGGCCCATGGCCATTTTGTGGGGATATCGGACTTCTGCAATATTTCCAGTGCCATCCAGCCGAACTTCAGTCTTGTAATTCCGGTCAGATGGAACCCAAACTTGACTGACGACGACGCCGGTTGCGTGGGAACTTGAATTTGCATGACCCATATTCCACCTGCTTCCACTACTCTTTTGGCTTCAGGTCATCAATCCGGAGAAGGCCGAGATCCAAAGACTTGTCTTCCGTTGGCTGTGCCTGGGACACTGGCGGGTTTTTCAATGACTGACTCAGGAGATATCCGGCAACCCCGGCCCCAGGAATCCCCAGCAATGAAGCGCCAAGAGCTGCCCCAGCTAAAACCTTACCAAGACCGGAAGACTGTGGCTGTGGCGGAATCACAATTGGAGTCGGATGGATGTTATTATCACCCAAAATGAATCGATCTCCCATGTCTTCATCACTCTCAGAAGCTGATCCATTTGCCGGCATTTCACTGGATCCCCACAGCTTTGACCTGACTGCAGATTCTTCCGCTTCCAAATTCTTTTGCTGTCGTCGCTCATGATTCCTCAACGACTTGAACCCTAGTATCCCCGTCAGAGTTTCCAGTTTCCACCGTCTCAACGCTGAGTTCTTCGCGTTCTCCAACACTTTCTCTGATGATTCGCTCAAAACTGTCGCCATCGGTTGCGCCTCCTGAAATGATCGCAACGGATCGAGCCATCAGGTTGTCATGCCTGACCCGATCCGCGCGATTACTTTCGATCATCCTTCGCAATGAATCTTCAAGCGACATCAGATCCATCCATCAGCCGTTCGATACTCCGGCCTTGTTGCTCGGGCCGCCGACGTTGGTGGCCAAAATTCCGGCCGCAGTCTTACCTGCAACCACGTCAAGATCCTTGAAGTTCTGCTGGATGGTCCCCTGCAGGGCCAGCATAACCACGTTGTTGCCGTTTCGGATGTTGGCGTTCGAGGCGGAAATGCCGGCGGCAGATTCCGTCATCATGATCTGACCAACTCCCTCTGGAATGTCGAGAGGCATTTTCTTCTGTCCTTCTTCTTCAGGTTCAGCGGGGAGAATAATTTCAACGACACCATTCCCCGGAACTGGCGACGTCACTGATTCCTCAGTTGATGAGTCTTCTGAGGAACTCTCTGAAGACTCATCAAGTGATTCTTCACTTGGCATCGGAAACACTCCGCAGCCGTTTCAGGTCCAGAACAACTGGCTCACCTGGCTCATAGGTTTCGTCATCAACAACTTTGCCATTACTGCTCAAAATGATTCTGAATTTGCGTTCCTCAAGCACTTTCAGCCGAGATTCAACGGAAGTCAGATCAACTGGCGGCTGCCGCAACTGATCAATGTTCGAGTCAAGCCAGGCATTAACCACAGATTCAACTTGCACTTGCGTGACACCGGCCCCAGCTGGCCCACGCTCTCCGGTCGGCCCTCGTTGTCCAGGCGGACCCTGTGGCCCAGACGGACCCATCTGAGGAACAGGCGTGTAAACTGGATCCGGAACAACAATTGGCCGCGGACGAACTGGAACAGCTTCACCGATGATTTGCGGCGGCCCAGTCGGAATTCCAATGCCGATCATTGGTTGAATAACTCTTGGTCTAATCTGAATCGGGCATCCACCGGGTGGACATCGGCCGTACTGAGTGTTGATCCACGCGACAATTCTTCGGCAAGAAATGAATCGAGTTCGCGCCCCTGCAAATTCTGTTCGTCTTGTTGGTCCTCGTTCAGCTTCCACGGCATCAACAATTCCGACAACAACCATACTGCCATCTGCATCACGAACCAGAACAGGACCACCACTGTCGCCCAAAACAACATGCTTTCCATGATCACCAGAGATTTCGTCATCGCTCAATATCCTCCCGCTAAATGAAACAGGCTCATCAGTCTCGTTGGCTGCTGGCCCGGCCCCTTCGATCGTCACTTGAGATCCGATCGGCAAATCGTCGGCCAACGGAGTTGTGGCAAACCGTATGGTGGTTTCCACCACGGCCAAGTCTTCAGAATTGTGCAGAATCGCCCGCCCGCATCGATGCCAGTCGTGTTTGTGATACACCCAGACACCCAATGGGTTTTCCTGAACATTGTGCCGACACGTGAGAATCAGGGTTCCACCCTGCGTTGATGCGACGCAAACGCCAGTTCCAAACGCTTGAGACACCCGGCCATCACGATGAACTGTCGAAGTACAGATCATGACCGACTCAGATCGGCATTCAGATCCACAGCATCCAGCAAACATAAGAAGGAAAATCAATCGTCGCATCACTCACCGCCTTTCGTCTTCGTCTTCGTCGCAAATCCCTCTACGACCATCCTAGATGACAAATCCAAATCCTCCGGCGCTCCATCCTGGATCAGCCAAACCCTGCCAAGAACGCGGCCCATCGTCATCAATTCGGTCAGGTCGGCCGAAGAGTGAGGCAGATTCACACGGACGGACTTGCCATCGGCCAATTCAATCATCCTGGCCTTTGCTTTCAGTCCGCGGCCCTTTTCTTCGAGATCCCTTGTCCGCGACTCCGGCGCCCAGCAATCCAGCAGGCGAACGTGATATTCGACGAATGACCTGACAACGATCGTATCACCGTCGATCACTCGAATGACATGACCATCAAGAGTGAGCCCGAGCTGAGGGCATTGGATTGAATCACTGAAGGCCGGATTCGCAACCGGGCTCAGTCTCGGAGCCAGCTGGCCGCCAGAGGCCAGGCCACCACCTGCCACGGATAACGCGAAGAAGATCCCAAGCAAAGTCGTTGCAGATGCAGACACAACGAGCAGGAACGTCTTCTTGACATTCCATGGAGCCAGCAAATTGATCATCGCTTCGCCTTCCAAATGCACCGGCCATAAAACCTGACAGCGAGATACAGGATCAGTCTTCTCAACTTCGAAACGCCAGAGTCTTCCATCACATGCAGGAACAATGTGTCTCCGAGTCGCCTCATCGCATACGTTTCAGCCTGATCGCACATCCAGTCGTGAATGCAGGCTGCCCGAAGAGACAATCCGTCCGTTGGCTGCCCAACAAGTGTCCAGAACATTCGCGGGATCGAAGCGCCATCGAACGCATAGCCTTTCGGCACATCAATCCGGATCGTGACACCGCAAACAGAATCGATCGAAAAGATTACATCCTCAAGAAGCCTCATTCGGTTGTCTTCGAGCATCTCGACGAGCATCGTCAGTCCTTGAAAAAAAACCGCCGGCCACTCGACCGGCGGCCAATCCAAAACCACTCGCCAGGCATCGTGGCTTCCGTGAATTGTTGTTGTCAAGTGCATGTGACATGCATGTCACGTAAATGGCGGAAAGTTTCTTGCGGATAAAAAGACTGGTCGGCAGACAGTAGGAGTCCAGCGAGACTACCAGAGCTGCAGCAGAGGAAGCAGAAGCAGGCATAAAACCCAAGAGAAACAGGGATCAATCTTCGGCCGAAGAGGAAGCCGCCCGCGTTGGTCATCTCAGGTCAGTTTTGCGCACCGACCGTGCGCAATGTGCCAAAACCACAAAATCCACTTGCAACCAACATACCAAATTTTCAAAACACAGATGCACAGATCTCGCACAGATCATCTGTACGGCGCTAAACCGTTTCTATCACTCGACTAAAAACTTTTTTTTGGCCTCTGCACAGATGAAGTTCCTATTGTGCTCAGCTACTGTTTTTGGGGCTCTGTTTGAGATTGCAAAATCCGCATCTCGACCCCCTCATCCCATTTCACCCAAATAAACACCAAAAACCGCAAAAATCTGTCCCAGAAGATTATTCAATAATAATCTGTGTATCTGTGTTAATAATATGTAAGTGTATTGTATTAAAGGATTTATGGCTGCACAGATCGATCACAGATCTCGCACAGATGATGGGTGGCATCTGTGTCTGCCTTACATGTTTGGATGTTTGGGTAAGTATGGAACAGGGGATTTGATTTGGTTGAATAGGAAAGTGTGAGAAGTGATGTAGTGGACGGATGATAAGTGTTTTCATTTCTGGGAAGAAGTCTCTGTGGTGGATGTGTGGCCGAGGTATGGGGTCGAAAGTTTTTAAAAAGTCGTCTCATTTATGTAACATACTTCAGCCAAGATGGTGTCAAAAATCCATCTGGGGGACTGCCGGAGCATCCTACCGACCCTCGAGGCCGGGAGCGTGCATTTCTGCGTCACATCGCCGCCGTACTACGGGCTGCGGGACTATGGCTGCGATGGCTAAATCGGACTGGAACCGACCCCAGCGGAGTTTGTGGCTGATCGGTTTCGGAAGCGGACTCTGGTTTTTTTTGAAAAGAGCAGCGGCTGTTTTTACTGCGTTTTCATTGGTTTTTCGGAATCTGGAAAAATCTTTCCAAATTTTATGAATTACGCTTGTGAATTCAAAAAGATTTTCCAATGCAAAAACACGTAATTCGCCGCTCCATTGCAATACTTTGTTCGTCTTCTCGAAACTATTTTGGAATTTTTGTGATGCACCACTTGCAATCCGTTCGACAATTTGGAATACTACCACAGTCGCAACGAGATTGTGACACGGGAATCGCGACCCGATCTATCGCGATGGCAAGACCAGCCATCAGGTCAACAGGGTTACAAAAATGTCGATTTGCAAATCAACCACCGTTTGGTCCGGCAACACCTACCCAATCCGCGACGCAATCAAATCTCTTGGCGGCAAGTGGGACGCAAACCGCAAGGTGTGGATTGTCCCCGCTCTCTCAATGCGTCAGCGATCCAGCGTCTATAGCCTCTGCGGTGGCCTCAAGGGCGTCACAGTCGAGAAAGCCTAGCCCACTGATGAGCCGCAGGCCATCAGCGGCGAAACCGGCGAAAGCCGGTATGGGCTTTTCCCAATCGGCAGACGGCAGCCAATCTATGCCGTCAGGTGCGCTCGACCTATCGCGAGCAGGAGATTTTCAAATGCGTACAGCATACTGCCCCAAGTCACACGACGAGCTAGCCAGCGAATCATCAGGCAAGGCCTATGGACACGTCCCAGGCCATCAGTATCTCGATTGCGATGTGGTCGTCAGTCGCAAGGGAGATAAATTCCGCGTGCATGTCGTGGAGTCGTGGGGATCATACCAAGGCTACGACCAGGAACACGGACGACGCGAAGCTATTGGACGTGGTGACTCGATCCGCGAAGCGATTGGAGACGCGAGGACTCGCGCAAAGGATTGCGGAATCGGTATCGAGTACCTGGAGCAGTCATTGGGAAAGGCTGAGGATTCCGCTGAGGAAGCAATCGACGAATGAGCGATAGCGACAGAGTTTCATTCCGGCTCGGGGACCTTTCCGAGCCGTTTGCAGCATGGTGCGAAAGCACCGGCCAAACAAAGAGCGAAGCCGCAAGGCAAGCGTTAGCGTCGATGCTTGGCGTCGATGCTCCAGTGATGCAATCGGGCAACCCCGATGCGTCACGCGAGACAGCATTGGCGGCGAACAAAGCACGGTGGAAGCCGCGCAAGAAACGCCGCAAAGAGTAGGACGAACGCTGCCGTTAAAACGCGGCGCGTTCAACTATCCATTTTCTGACGGCATTTCGCCGTCGTAGGGTTTTTGGAGGGGAGTCATGAAGTGATTGAGATTCTAAACCGTTACACAAAAGCCGTCCTCCACAAGGTGGATGCGAATTCGCTGAGTGGTGCCGACCTGAGGAGTGCCTACCTGAGTGGCGCCGACCTGTATGGTGCCGACCTGAGTAGTGCCAACCTGAGTGGTGCCAACCTGAGTGATGCCAACCTGAGTGGTGCCAACCTGTATGGTGCCAACCTGTATGGTGCCAACCTGTATGGTGCCGACCTGAGTAGTGCCAACCTGAGTGGTGCCAACCTGAGTGGTGCCGACCTGAGTGGTGCCGACCTGAGGAGTGCCTACCTGAGTGGCGCCGACCTGTATGGTGCCGACCTGAGTAGTGCCAACCTGAGTGGTGCCAACCTGAGTGGTGCCGACCTGAGTAGTGCCAACCTGAGTGGTGCCAACCTGAGTGGTGCCGACCTGAGTGTTGCCTACCTGAGGAGTGCCAACCTGAGTGGTGCCGACCTGAGTGGTGCCGACCTGAGGAGTGCCAACCTGAGTGGTGCCGACCTGAGTGGTGCCAACCTGAGTGGTTCCGACCTGAGTGGTTCCGACCTGAGTGGTGCCAACCTGAGTGGCGCCAACCTGAGTGGTGCCAGCCTGAGTGGTGCCAACCTGAGTGGTGCCAACCTGGGGCCGGTTGATGCTGCACGATTGATGACATGCCCGTCAACTGGTGCATTTACCGGCTGGAAAAAATGCCTTGAAGGCGTGATTGTGAAATTATTGATCCCGGACGAAGCAAAACGCAGTAGTGCAACAGGCCGGAAGTGCCGGGCTGAGTTCGTTGTTGTGGTCGAGATTTTCGGCGCAGAGTACGGTATTTCGGAGCACGACAATAGGACAATTTACCGCGTTGGCGAGCGTGTCACATGCGATAGCTGGTGCGAAGACCGCTGGCAGGAGTGTGCTGGCGGAATCCACTTTTATATTACACGGGAAGAGGCTGAGGATTATTAACCCCATCCCGCACGCAAGGAGTGATGAATGGATGCTTTCGGCAGAATGCCATTGTTCAGCGGCGAGGTCGATGTAGGGCCTCTGTTTTCCGGGCCTCACAGTGAGGCCCGGACTTTCCAGGAATCATGAAAGGCGAATCAGTATGAGCACTCTGACACTGACACTGACACACGAAACTGATCGCGGTTTTTTCTGCGAAGAATTTCCTAATGCGATAGGCACCACGGTAGATAACACTGTGGCGGAAGCGATCTTGACGGCGATGGTGTTTTCCGGAGATATGTCACCGCCTGCGGTAGTGATGGTTGGCGGTTTCAAGCGAGATAACGTCAAAACGAATCGTGTGAAATATCTGCTCCAGCAGAAACACGCGAGCATGACAGGAAGTGCGATGGATATGGATTTTGAGGTAAAGATTTCGAGGTAAAGATAATGAAACGTGGCGGATGACTGCGGACGTGTCCGAATTCCTTGAGACTTTCGGACGCAACCGAAGCGACCACATTGATAAAACGATTCGAAAGAGCGCCGCATTTAAAAGGTGGATGAAGGCAAAACGTGAGCTGTCTTGATTTATTTTCAGAAATCTTTCTGAATTGTGCAATGCACAATTGCAATGCTAGTCGATACGTGCAATACTGCCACGCATGACGAGTCGCGAGTGTGACTCGGACCTACTAAGTTTCCTCAGTCGCTGACTGAGGCCCAAAGGAAAAAAGAATCATGTCCATTCAAGTTGTCGGATCACGGTTGTATGTTGTTGGTAACACCTATAGCATCAAGGATCGGCTCAAGTCGATCGGCTGTCATTGGGACGCAGACCGTAAGCAGTGGTGGATCGGCAAAGCGAAAGAGGCACAGCTGTCAGCGATCGTCAGCACCGTGGCCGCTCAGACGACGGCCACCGGCTACGTTAAGCCGACTCCAGAACAGCTTGCCGCCAAGCCCTGCACGGGCAAGGCTGAGTACAAGGGTCGCACGTACTATGTGGTCGGATACAGCGAGCGGACTGGCAAGCTGCACCTGACTGTATTGGACTGCTCTATCGAGTTTTGGGCCGCCATCGCTGACTGCAAGATTGTCAAGCGGTACGAGGGCCGTGAGAATTATCGGACTGGACGCACCGAGCATCAGACTGTTGGCGGAATCCGCCGATTCATTGAGCGTCAAAAGAATGAGGCGGATGCTGGCGGCAAGCCGGACGAGGATACTTACCTCCGCGACGGCGAGTGGCTGACCAAGGGATGTGCTGAGTGCAGCCGTCGTGGCACGATGTGCGCCTCGTGTCATCACGACGTGTATGACTACTGAGAGTGATTGACTTGACGCGGGGGCGTTCCCCGCGACCTGCCAGTGTTTCTCTCCGCTGTCGATGACAGCGGCCCATAGGAGATTTTCAAAGTGTTTCCATTTTTTCATCGTGACCTCGACGGTCACTACAACTCCCTGATCGGTCGCGGATCGATCTTACAGCTGATCGATCCGAACGACGGCAAGTCGTCGGACCCCGACGACAAACAGCGGTGGCAGATCACGGCGGTCGACTCGATGTTATTCGGGCGGTACTTGCCGCCCAAAAGTGTCGGCGACGTCTGGCGGGACGAGCCTTGCATCAGGCAGTGGGAGTCGATTGATACTCTGCCCACGTGGTCTCTGATCACTGACTGGTGGCAGAGCCAGTACGAACATTGGGATCCGCTCGCGGCTCAGTACGCGGATCGCCTTACGTGTGGTCTGCCTCTCGATCGAGTGACCCGATTACACCTGTCTACCGATCTCAACACGATCACGACTGACGTGTACGACTGGCCACAATGCGTGCCATGCCCGCACTGCGGTGACTGGATCCAGTGGCACGAGGACGGCTACGCCCCAGGCCACAGATCATGCCGCAACGGCTGCAAGCGGCGCTGGCAAATCACGATGTCCAGCGGCGCTGGCCACTGGACGATGAATCGGATCAAAGGAAAGTAATAATGCATTACCATCTGAGCAGCAGGCAGACCAAGGCACTGCTGATCCGACACACGCCGCTGCAGATCGCGATTCCAGCTCCGGAGGTTGACCCTCCGGACTGGCTGGAGTGGGCTCGATCTGTGATGGACTCCGATATCCGTGATCACATTACGCGGGCTGTAGCTGGCGTGATCGCTGTTGGGCCACCGCGCGGCAGTGACGGGTTGGCCTCAGTGATCGGTGAGATTGATCCTCATGACAGGTCTCTTGTATGGATGGTCGAGGTTGTGCTGCTCGACATTCAGCCGATAAAATCATTGCATCCGTGTCTGCGGCTGCAGTGGCCGAAATGTGTAGATACGGCTGGCGTCCGCTGGCCATTGGAATAATCAGGGCGAGCCGACTGGAGACGGTCGGCTGGCAGAGTGGTAGACATAAGTCATGACCGCCCTTATTTTTTTGAAAGATAGTCGTGAAGAAAGTCGGACGACCAGCCCCAAAGGGGCGAAAGATAACGATCAGTATGAGGGTTCTGCCTGACACAGAGGAATTCTGCAGGCAGCATCCGGAGAGTTTCGGCGCGCTAGAATTTGCGATTCGCAGAACGAAGGAATTCCGCGCATGGAGCAATGCGCGGAAGTAGTCAGCGTCAATCTGTATCCTTAAAACGGTCGCAATTGAGGCGGCAAAGTCCATCGCCATTGACAAAGGAATTGCAGAGCGAATTGCGGTGGCTAATGCCATGTGCTTGGAGCGAAAAATCGTCGAAGAGCGCCAGTCCGACTACAGCAAGGGCAACTCACTCGACAAGAGGATTGAGAACTTTATTTACAAATGCTCACTGTGCAAATAGTCCATGCTCGCCAGTCCGGTGGCCCCGCAAGGGTCACCGGCTTTGGCTGGTCCAATCCGGGCTGGCGACTTTTTTTTGGAGATCGATCAGTGGCAGAGCCAGTTAATCGGAAAAGAATACTACGTCGATTTGATTCCGGCGTAACGAGTCGCGCGGGCCAGCGGCGAAAGCCGCCACACGTTGCAACGTCGCGGCCATGAGAGGCGTTGCCCTGCCAGTCCGGGCATCAGGATGACCTGTTCGCTAACGCAGATGCGAGGGGAAATTCGGACAAACTTGCGTGACAGTCGGGAGAGACCGGCATTTTGAAACATCGCGGATTCGTCCGCACAACGCTTTGGATCAGTCGGCCCCCTTCATCGCCAAATACTGCTTCTTGATAAAATCCATTATCAGATGCTTCTTCACATCCCCACCAGGCGGCACATTAACAGCGGCCGCAGATGGCGGTTTCATCTTTTCCGCAAATTCGAGCTCCATCCCAATGCAATTGGTGATAATTCCAAGGAAGGCCGGATTCCCGGAACTCTGAGTGATTTTCTTTGTCTTGATCTTTCCATTGCTGTCCAGAGTCAATTCAATCTTCGGCCGCATTGACTTTGTAAACGCCATCATTGCAAGCGAAGACGCAAAGGCCATCTTCACAGGCAATTGCTTTTTGACGATGTCATACCAGCCAGGAGATCCGATCGAGTGTGATTCAGTGGAATCCGAAGTGAAGGTAATCAGGTCACCAATCATCTTTTCAACTTCAGATTCCAGCTCCTTGGCCTGAGCTGAGAACGCAACAGCGCCAATCTCCTCGTCCATCAGTTTGTCAACGTCCGGAGTGCATTCAACAGAAGCCGCCGGAGGTTTTGGTTTCTTCCCCGGCGGCTTTCTGGTTTTTTTTGCTGTTGGCTTTCTTGCTGCCATCGTTCAAGTTGATTAACGAACTCAGGATTCAGATTCAGATTCAGTTGGTGATACTGATCCCATAAACCTTGATCGCAATGCCGAGAGTTTCCGGCCCACCGCCTGACCTGTGGCAACAATGCCAGCAGTTTTCAAGGCCTGCATTGCCTTCGGAGTGTCGATATCTGGAGAAGACTGGAAGAGTTTAGCCAGAAGTGAATCCAGATCTTCCACGGTGCCATCATTCGCTTCCGAATCGCTGATCTCGGGGAGATCAGAGGTTTCGGCCGAGGAGGGTGAGCCCGGCGCCGACTCCTGAATCGCCGAAACTTTTGGCGAATTGTGCGACGTTCCAGATTCGAAATCGCTCAGTGAATCATCGTAAGCCTGAACCCGCTTCGAATCGGGACCGATCATCGATTCCCGGTAAATCTTGTCGTCTTGGCTTTCGTTCTCGAGTTGAGCCAGTTGGTAATACTCCTCTTTTGTCATCGCTCGCACACCGATCTGCTTTGCGATCTTTCGAACTTCTTCTTCCGTAATTCCTTTGGTTCGCGCGATGACAGCCACAAACTGGCCTTGCTTCAGGAGTTCTTCGACCGAGGCCGGATCCTGAGTTGACTCGCCAACAAGTTTCCCCTGTGACTTTAGATGATTTCGAATTCGAGCCAGCGCTGAACCGGAGTCGGCAACGATCTGCTTCTTTTGCTTGTCGTGTTCATCTTCCGGATGCCAGTTAGGAGGAACAACGGATCCCGGTTTCTTGGCTTCCTGTTCGATCGCAAACGTATCAACAGCCCCATCCTTGAAAAATGGGCCACGCCACACAGGATCATCATCAGAACGATCCAGCCAGCCGTAATCGCGTGCAATGTACGAATGCCGTCGGTTGTCGCCTTTGTATTCTTCGAGCAATTCAGCGACAGGTCGGAGACGGCGAACAGAGACAGATTCCGACTTTTTCAACTGTGACTCGACGGCTTCCATCAGCGCCCAGAAGGCTTTCCCTGGGATACCGCTCGAATCAATCCCTTCCCCTTCCATCACAATGGCGCCCCATGCATCGGCCAGCCGGACGCAGGAAGTGTACAGCTGAATGCAGTTTACCGGTACATCGCCATTCAGCGCCACGTTGAGACTGGCGGAAATAGCATCCTCGAGCCAATCCGGGAAGAAGTTGTCATTGCCTTTCGACCAGCGATTGCGAGCGGCAATCATGGTCCTGATGGCGTCCTTGATCTCAGATTCCCGATCTGCCATTGTTGAAGGTGGAGAATCTGATTGAGATATTTTTGAGGAAATTGATGAGGCGAAAGAGCCAGCAACTGCGGACATTCGAAACACTCCGTTCCTGAGCATTTGAGTGGCGCTGGACGGTTTTCGAGTAGCACATGAGTAGCACAGAATTTAGGAAATTGCAATAACATTGGCAAAATCGGCAAAACCACTGACTCTTAATCAGATGGAACATTCTGCAACATTTTGATTTCAAAATGAAACATTTGCAACGCAAATTATTTCTCTGAAACAACTTGTATCTATTGACGAAATATTTTGTAATTTCTATGCTACATGCAGTTGACATGCGTGGCACGTCAGGATACTTTTTGAAACGCAATGAACGACAGGAGCCGACAAGATGAAACGGGAGAATAATTCAACCAGGACAAAGGAATGCTTAACACCAAATTGTGAAAACCTCGGAACCCGGAGAGGTCTTTGCAGTTCCTGCCGACTGGCAGCAAAACGAGCAATCTCTGCTGGCGAAACGACGGAAGAGGATCTTGTGAAACTTGGTTTGATGAATGCGAAATTTCGCCGTGGCAAATTTTCTTTGGCGCTCGCGGATCGGACAAAAGAAAGTGAGGCTAAATCAAATGACCAAGGACGCAAAAAAGGAAGAACAGCTACTAACAGCTGAGCAGGTGGCCGAGTGGCTTCAGATGAGCCCGCGGTCATTGGAAGTTTGGTTAGGTACGCTCGCAAGGATGTTCAGGAATGGATTGATCAGCAATCGGTAAGAACTGACATCAGTTTAATCTGATTTTTTGATGACTGTTGATAACGAAAGACTGGCTTTTATGAACACGAAAACCCAAACACCCACGGATGAAGTTGATGCTTTTGACATGGATTTCGATCTTGGTGGAATCGCCACCACTCTTCGGCCGGAAGTGGAAATTCCGGCGCGAGTGATCGAGAACCTAAATCTCGATCAGGTCTCGGAACACAAGCACAAACAGAGAGAAACGGATGAAGTTTTTGCTGATTCAGCGACCAGAGGCGGATCAGTTCTGTATTTCGACATTGAGACGATCCCTGATTATGACCGTCAACACATGTTTGGGCTTCCTGCCCTGCCAGTTGTTCCGCCGGAACAGTCAGTTTCTGAACTGATCTCTGCCGAAGAGTTTCTTTCTCAGGGGCTCGACGAGATTAAGAAATGGTTCAGCCGCAACAATCCTTGCGAAGAGTGGCTGCAGAT